TATCTGCTTAAAGTCGTTATGGATATCGCAGATGAACATATTATTAAGAAGTTCAACATCGCTGTTAACCGGTAAAAATAAAGCAGAAATGAGTTGATAACGTGGGATTCACGTACAAACAGCAGTATGCCGTTGTGGTTATCTGCAAGGATGAACAGGAACAGGAAAGCATATACAACCGCTTGAAAGAAGAAGGCTTCAAATTGAAGGTGGTGGCGGTATGAAGATTGAAGTTCATAACCGTGTGAGCGACTTTGATTCATACAGAGCTGCCCGGGTGAAAAGCTTATTCAATGCAGAAAGCGGGTGCAACTTTGATTTAGAGATTCCGGATGTAGATTTATCCGGGGATTGGAATATGGGGGTTGTGGTCGGTGCTTCCGGTTCTGGGAAAACATCAATCGGAAAAACAATATTCGGAGATAACAAGATTGTAGACCTGGGGGAAGGCTGGCACCCGGATAGACCGATTATTGATGACATAGCACCGAACCGGGATTTTAACATCGTAACCGGTATGCTGGCATCCGTTGGATTGGGCGATGTTCCGGCATGGCTTAGACCGTTTCGGGTGCTATCAAACGGCGAACAGTTCCGGGCAGGGCTTGCAAGGCTGATATGTGAAAGCCCGGAAGAGGTTGTTATTGATGAATTTACATCGGTTGTTGATAGGCAAATCGCAAGAATCGGGGCGGGTGCTTTTCAAAAGGCTTGGAGAAGAGAGAACCGAACCGGGAAAGCGGTTCTGTTAACACCGCATTATGATGTGGTGGAGTGGTTACAGCCCGATTGGGTGATAGACACCAACAAGAAGACTTTCAAAAGGGGGTATCCCTGGCACAGACCAACAATCAATCTGGAAATCCGGAAGGTCAACGGCGATTACTGGCGATATTTTGAACCGCATTACTATTTGAGCCTTCCTAGACCAATAGCAGCGGAATATTTCATCGGTACGGTGGATGGTGAACTTGCGTGCCATATGGCAGTAACACCATGGTTTCATGTGGGCGGATACCGTGCTACAAGACTTGTAACCATGCCGGAATGGCAAGGTGCAGGGGTTGGAACTAGGTTCTTAAATGAGATAGCACAATACCACCTGGACGGAAACGGGCGGAAGAATAAAAAGCTTCCGACATATTTTCACACTTCACATCCGCAACTTTGCGATGCACTTAGAAGAAATCCGAAGTGGATACAGGTATCAGCGAAATTGTATGGCGGTGATAAAGCCCGGAGCATAAAAACGCATACGAAATCCGCAGAAAAGAACGGGCGAAAGCCTATTGGTAGCGGTTTTGGGGGTCATTTTAGAGCCGTACAGGGCTTTAAATATGTCGGAGGGGTGACAGAACCTTGAAGCAGATAAAAACGGTTATAGAGCCGATAAACAGGGTTTCACGCTTTGATGATAAAGTGAACAGGCTACTTGAAGACGGCTGGAAACTAACCGAAAGAAAGACCGTGCGAACGGTGGGCGATATATCGGAATCATTCAACATTCCGGATGTCATGGTTCTGTATGCAGAACTAGAACGGGAAAAGGAATGGTTTGAGGAAGTGACAATATAGGAAAGGCAGGGCAGAAGGTTGTTAACAGAAAGCGAAATCAAGCTTTTTCTTGACGAAGATATGGCATCCGGGCAGAAAAGGCAGGCGAAAATCGGGCAGGATTATTATGAGGGACGGCATGACATCCTAGATTATCGGATGTTTTACTACAACGATAACGGCGAACTGGTAGAAGACACCTACCGAAGCAATGCGAAAATACCGCATCCATTTTTCACCGAACTTGTAGACCAGGCAACCCAATATATCATGTCAGACAAAGAAGGGTTTGTGATGTCGGATGAACCGGAATTACAGGCAGAACTTGACAAGTATTTCAACGGAAATAAGCGGTTCAAAGTGGAGCTGTCGGAAACCATAACTGGGATGCAGATTCGGGGATGTGATTACATTCATGCATACAAGGGTAAGGATGACCGGCTATGCTTTGAAAATGCCGATAGTTTGGGAGTAGTTGAGGTGGAAGGACGCTTTGCAGATGATGGGAAAAATCAAATCATCTGGAAGTATGTTGACCGGGTGGACAAAGAGGGAAACATCCGGTTCAAAGTGCTGGTTATCGATGACGAAAACACCTATTTTTACAAGCAGGAAAACAACGGTTCTATTGTTCCGGATGATTCGGTACCGCTTAATCCTAGACCACATGCGGCTTATAAGGACAGCACCGGGAAATTGTACACTAAGCCGTTTGGCTTTCTGCCTTTCTTCCGGCTGGACTACAACCGGAAGAAGATAAGCCATTTACGGGCGGTTAAACCGCTGATAGATGATTATGACCTGATGGCATCCAGTCTTACAAACAACCTGATTGATTTTGATACACCGCTTCATGTGGTACGGGGATTCGAAGGGGATAACCTGGACGAATTACAGAACAATATCAAAACAAAGAAATTAATCGGTATCCCGGATGAAGGAAATGCCGGGGTGGATATTAAAACCGTGGATGTGCCGTATCAGGCTAGGCAGGCAAAGTTAGAGCTTGACGAAAAGGGCATATATAAGTTCGGTATGGGGCTTAATATGGCGGGATTGAAAGATACATCCGCAACAACCAACATCGCAATCAAGGCGGCTTATTCCCTTCTCGAAATGCGATGCAGTAAGATTATTGACCAGCTGGAACTACTTCTCATGGAGCTAGTTGAAGTGGTTTTGAATGAAATAAACGAAACCAACGGAACAGGCTACACACCGGAACAGGTTTACATTGATATCACACCTGAAATCATGTCGAATGCACAGGAAAATGCACAGATAGAACTGACGGACACGCAGAAACAGCAGACCGCCATTAATACCCTGCTATCCCTTGCAAGCTACATGGATAACGAACTACTCATGCAACAGGTTTGTGATGTACTCGATTTAGATTATGAGCAAATCAAAGATAAGCTGACAGACCCGGAAGAATCGGAAAAGATGACTAATGATGCGGGCGGCATGCTTGGGGGTATAGAGCCGGAAGAAGAACCCGCCGGCGGGTTAGATGAATAAAAGGCAGTTGGAAGTTGAGAAGGCGAAAGTCGCAGCGGAAAAGGCGGAACTTAAGCACCTGAAAGCAATCTACAAAAAAGCGTCTGACGATATATCAGAGAAAATCCGGATATCAAACGGAAAAATAAACGTGCTACTGAAAGACTTTGACAAATTGGACGAAACGCAGCGTTCTATTTTGCAGTCGCAAATATATCAGCGAAACTTTCAGCAGTCTTTGAAAAAACAGATAGACGCATTCACAAAAGAACTGGAATCAAAACAGTTTGAATCAGTGAGTTCCTACTTAAAGAACTGTTATACAACCGGATTTACCGGCACACTCTATGACCTAGCGGGGCAGGGTGTGCCGTTTGTATTTCCGATTGACCAGAAAAAAGTCACAAAAGCGATGGTTCACGATACGAAACTAAGTAAACCGCTTTATAACAGGCTAGGTGAGGATGTTAATCTGCTAAAGAAGCGGATTGCGAATAATATATCCCGTGGCATTGCAACGGCTGACAGCTATATTAATATAGCCCGAAACATCGCAAACGGTACAAGTATTAGTATCAACAACACAATGCGGATTGCTAGGACAGAAGGGCATAGAATCCAGTGTGCGGCGGCTTATGATGTACAGCACGAAGCACGAGATGCAGGGGCGGACATTGTGAAACAGTGGGATGCCACGTTGGACGGAAAGACCAGAGAAACCCATGCAATGTGTGACGGTGAAATTGTAGAGCTGGACGAAACATTTTCAAACGGGCTTGAATATCCGGGAGATCCCGCCGGGGATGCGGAAGAAGTTATTAATTGCAGGTGTGCGTTATTACAGCGGGCACGGTGGGCGGTAGATGACGAATTTACAAAACGGAACAATTTCACCGGACAACTTGAAACATTCCAGAATCCAGCTTCTTATGCAGAGTTCAAGCAGGGATTCTTTTCCAAAGAAAACCGGGATTATATGAACTATGTGCAAAAGATGGAACGGCGATATGGTACAAGAAACTTTGAAAAAATGCTGGTAAACATGAGAGATGGGGAGTACAGGAATTATTCGAAAAAATTAGAAAATAATCCCGTATTCAATAGCAATTCTATCGGAAAACATGCTAAAATCAAGTTGGATACTAGTAATTATTCAGATGTGTTTATTTCTACTAAAGCCGAACTAAAAAACACACAAAAGCTTGTAGATTATGTGAATAAATTACAGGGAGCAAACAAAACGGCATTAGAACTGTATAACAGCATAGGAGAGATAGAAAACTTTAGTAAAAACGGAATCAAATTTTCCATATCACACGGAAAAAATCATGCGTTATCTTATACCTATAACAGGGTTACAGGCGAAATAATGGAAGTGAAGCTGACAATTCCGAAGCTGTCAGGAAACAATCTGATGGGGCAGGTTCAGACAACACTACATGAACAGATGCACCTAATAGATATGCTTTTAAAAAGCGATCCAACAAAAGCAGGGGCATATTTTGGAGAAACATTTAAACCATTGAAAACCGCTTTAAAAAATACATCAAAGGATATCGGAAAGGATATCCGAAAACTGTTTGATGATTATCATGCAGAAATCAAAATCATTGAAGATAATGCGAAAAAAGCTTTTAATGCAGAACACGACAGAATCAAGAAAAAATATCTTCCGAATGGTGTTTTCGGCAGCGGGGCGGACTACAAAGGTTATAAAGGCGAACTCAATAAAATCAAAAGAAAATATAACGAAATAATAGATTATGAAAATAGAAATGCACTTGGAGGTGGCATAAACCAGCTTGAGGACATTTATGATGCACTATCCGGAGGAACATACAGGGATAGAAGAGTTGTAAAGTATGGACACGGAAGCAAATATTATACAAGTGACGGGGAAAAAATTAATGAAATTGTGGCAAATTATGGTTCTCTAAGTGTCACAAGACCGGATTTAATTAATATGCTGAAAAAGGATAAACCGGAGCTTGTAAAAGCACTGGACAAGTTACTGGAGGAAATGGAAAAGAAGGTGTAGAAAATGACTGATAAAGAAAAAAGAATTATTGAAAAACATCTGAAAATCAATGACTTGTACCCATATTTGTTCGAAGTTCCTATGTTGGTAAAATACTTTGATGATGAAAGCGATGAAATGCTTGACGAAAAAATACAAGTACTTGAAGCACTTAAAGATGGAAAAAATATTAGTGAGATTCCGAATTTTTATGATGTATTCGAGTTATTGCCGAAAGAAGGGCTATGGGATTGATCCATACGAAAGAAATCGGAAAAGCAAAAAAAGGGGGTAAAAGGTGGAATCAGATAGGTGGTACAAGGAAAATGAATCTGATAAAATTTGGTGGAAAGATACACCGGGTGTATTTGGAGAGTTTGTATTTAGCTTTGATAAGAAAAAAGAATTTAACTTGTTCGCCGATTATCCTTGGAAACTGACAGCAGAACAAAAGGAAATATTTGACAAGGAAAACCCATACTGGGCAAACTTTTTTAGTGACAGAAACTAGCACCCTGCACGGGTGCTTTTTTCATGAAAAGAAAAGAGGTTAACAATGTATATCACAAGAGAGGAAGCGATTACCACGCTTTACGATGTTATCAATTCCGGGATAATCTCGGATGAACTTGAAGGAAAGCTGCAAGACATCGCAAGCTGCATTGACAACGAGGAACAGGGGCTTTTTACCTGGGGAGCGGATGACGATGTAATAGATCTATTTATCGCAAAGCGTGAAGACCTGATAACACCGGAATGGGAACAGCATTGCAATGAGATTTGGGAGAAATACAGAATCAAGGAAGAGGAATAATATTGTTTACGAACCATTTTGCGGATGTACGCAGAATGGTTTTTTATTGCCCTGAATGTGGCTTAAACATTCAAATTTGACCTGCCAAACGTCATTTAAACTGGGCTTGCGGTGGAAGAAACCACGATTAAAAACAAGGCAAAGGAAAGGAACAACACTATGGATTTTATGGAGTTTTTGAAACAGGTTCTAGGCGATGACTTATTCAAGCAGGTAGAAATAAAGCTGAACGAACACAACGGAGCGGAAGAAAACAAGGAAAACCAGATTAAACTTGGAAACCTTGGCGGCGGTGAATATGTCGGTAAAGGCAAATATGAAGCCTTGCAGGAGCTTTTAAAGGGCAAAGAAACCGAACTGACATCTGCAAATGACCTTATTTCACAGCTGAAGAAAGACACCAAAGGCAATGAAGAGCTACAGGGGAAAATTACCACATATGAAGGACAGGTTGCAGACCTGCAAAAGCAGTTAGCGGATACAAAGCTGAAATCTGCTATCAAGGTAGCACTTCTTTCCGCAAAAGCGGTTGATGTAGACTATCTCACATTCAAGCTGAATGAAAGCCTGAAAGAAAAGGGCGAAACCTTGGAACTGGACGAAAACGACAACATCAAGAACTGGGATGCACGGCTGGAAACGCTGAAAACCACATTCCCGGCAATGTTTAATTCCGGGGATGGCGGAGAGGGCGGATACAAGCCACTTGAAGGCGGCAAACTTCCGAATTCAAACACGGATAAAGCCGTTACAAAAGAACAGTTCAAGGCGATGACCTATGAAGAACGGGTTAAGCTGAAAAAAGACAACGAAAAACTTTATGAACAGCTGAAAGGCTAAACAGAAAGGGGCTAAAATATGGCACGAACAGGATTATTTGGTGGATTTTATTTTGATGAAGAGGTATTCACCGACATGATGCAGGAAGCGGATTTCTGGAAAAATGAAATCCTGGCATCCGGAATTGTACAGAACGATGCTTCTATTATGGGTGCGATCGGTTCGGAAGGTAACGTTGCAACCATCCCGATGTATAAGCCGCTGAACATCCATGATGAAAACATGGGGGCACTGAATAACGATGGTCTTACAAATAATACACCGGTTGAGATTGCCGGCGATAAGCAGACCTGCATGTTGATTCAGAGAATGAAGGCTTTCAAAGCAAAGGACTTTACCGCAGAACTGACCGGAGCAAACCCGCTTGACAATATCAAGTCTAAGATTCAGAACTACTATACGCAGGTATGGGAAAATGAGCTGATGAACATTGCACAGGCGGTTCTTGGAGTGGACAAGCTTTCTGACCACGTAACGGATTTATCTATCACAACCGGAACGATTGCGGATACCAATAAGATTAATGAAACTACCCTGATTGACGCAGAACAGGCAGCACTTGGAGACATGGCGGGCGGTTTGGGTCTTATTGTGATGAACTCTAAGATTTACGCAGCATATAAGAAACTGGGTCTTGTTGAGTTCGATAAGTACACAGTGGGAAATGTATTACAGCAGGAAATTACCCTGCCTAGAATCGGCGGTAAGCTGGTAAAGGTAACTGATTACTACACCGTAGATACTACTACCGCAGGATTCCCGGTATATAAGACCTATCTTTTCGGTGAGGGTGCTTTTAAGACTTGCGACAAGACCAATTACAAGAACCAGTACACCACCGATTACGATCCAGAAACCGCAGCTGGTACCGATATGTTTTACACAAAGCAGGGTAAAGTGCTTCATCCGAATGGTCTTTCCCTTGCAGTAGACAACATCGCAAAAGAATCTCCAACCTTTGCGGAACTCGGAAACAAGGCGAATTGGTCGCTGAAATTCAATCCGAAGAATGTAAAGATGGGTGTTATCAAGTCGAACGGCTAGGAAAGGGGCGATACCTTGAACAGATTTATTATCGTTGAAGGTCTGCCTTATCTGTTTGCGGATGGCAAAACATACGCAGTTCGATGGGATGATAAAGGGTTTACCGTAGGTGCGGAAGTCAAATCGGCTTCCGTGCCGGGGGTGACCTATTCGGAACTTTCCATCATGGCGAAATGTGCCGGACGGCTGGACAGCATCGGAGCAGACAAGCCGGAAACGGTGAAAAAGACCACCCGGAAAAGGGCGGCTACAAAGTAGGTGATTTCATGATTATGACGGTAGAAGAATTAAGGCAGTTTATCCAGACGGATGAACCGGATGCGGTGCTATCTTTTAAACTGGAAGCCCTGGAAAACATCGTGCAGAAACGGACGAATAACAACTTTCATGATTATGAGGTGGACGGGGTGATTATCTACCCGCCGGATATCAAACTGGGGGTTGTTAACCTGATGAAATGGGAGCTTGAAAGCCGGGACAAACTGGGCATCCAGTCGGAGACAATCAGCCGGCATTCCGTAACCTATGCAGATGCAACCGGGGATAGCTATATCATGGGATACCCAAAAGCGTTGATGGGATTTCTAAAGCCCTACATGAAAGCGAGGTTCTGACATGATAGGCGGAAATATCACAGCGACAATTCAGATAAGCAGTACCACCCGGAACAAAATCGGTGAAGCGGTGAAGACCTGGAAGGATATTCAGGACGTTACAGGATGGCTTGACTATCAGGCAGGCGATAGCAGATACAACACCTATAACGCAAAGATTCAGGAATCAACACATGTATTTGTGGCGGATTATGTAGAATTAGATCCACAAATCACCGCTGAAAATAGTCAGATGGTTGTAAACGGTAAGGAATATGACATCATTCTGATAGATAACCCTATGGGGCTGAATAAACAGCTTGAATTCTATCTGAAATTCACAGGGGGTCAATGATATGTCAGTACACTTTGAAGATAACAGTATCCGGGTAAAAGAAGCCCTGAATGAAGCCATCATCGCCTATCTTCATGAAGCCGCCGGAGAGGTGGAAGCACAGGTAAAAAGAAATACCAGGGTGGACACCGGGGAAACAAAAGGTTCATGGACTTATAGAGTAGATGAGGGGAAAAAAGAAGCGACTATCGGAAGCGGTCTAGAAAATGCCATCTGGGAAGAGTTCGGAACCGGTGAATATGCAGCGGAAGGAAACGGAAGAAAAGGCGGATGGGTGTACACCGACAGGCACGGGGAAACCCATTTTACCAGAGGTAAAACACCAACTAGGGCATTTTCTAGTGCCTTTGAAAGCACGAAACCAAAGATTATTAAGCGGGCACAACAGGTTATCGGGGGTAAACTGAAATGAGCGTAAATGTTTTAAATGCTGTTTCGGAGCTGATGACCGCTGCCGGGCTTTCCTATGAATTCGGGGAATGGTCATCGGATATTGTCTATCCCTACTGGACGGGCGAATATCAGGAAACCGAACCGCTAAACGAGGACGGGATGCAGGAATCAACCTTCATTTTGACGGGTTGGACACGGGGCGATTATATCGACTTGGAAGCAGAAAAAGAAAAAATCAAAGAACTTTTTCATCCGATTGATGGATATGTGGTCACAGCTGATGACGGTTCGGCGGTGGCTATTTTTTATGCCTTTTCAATGGGCGGTATTCCGACAGGGGATGCCAAACTGAAAAAGGTGCAAGTTAATTTAACGGTTAAAGAATGGACGGTGAATTAAATGATTGAAGGAAGAAACGGAATCACAGAGGATACACCTAAGAAAATCATTTTCGGTGCAGGAACGATTCACAAGGGTTTGAAGTATTCCAGCGGTTGGAACTTTAAAGATTCCCTGGTTGGAGCTACAAACGGCGGTTCGAAACTGTCAATTGTTCCGGAATTCTATGACGTACCAATTGACGGGGCAAATGTAGTTGTGAAGGGTCTTAAAGTTAAGACCGGTGAAACCGCAACTATGGAAGTGAACTTTGCGGAACTGTCGGAAGAGATTATCAAGGCAGCAACCATCGGAAAAGATGGAACATCCGCAGATAATACCTACAATCTCATTGAATCCAAAGCGGATATCGATGTTGGTGACTACTGGGAGAATGTCGCATTTGTCGGTAAAACACTGGACGGGAAAAACGTCATTGCGATTATGGAAAATGCGTTGATTACTTCCGGTATGGAGACCGAAGGAAAGAACAAGGAAAGCACTACTGGAACATATACATTCACTTGTCACGCAGCTGGCGATGCGGATGGTTTCGATGTGCTTCCTTGGAAAATCTACTATCCAAAGGCGAACGTTTAGGCGGTGGATTAGATGAAATATCGAGTTTTGAAAGGATTCATCGACAAGGTAACCGGCATTCCGTACAATGCCGGGGATACCTATGAATGCGAAAAAAAGCGATTTAACGAGATTCAGAGCAAAGGTGATTATTTGGTCATCCTTGCAGAAAAAACCGCTGAAAAGGCAAATAAAGAGCCTATGAAGGCACTTGAACAGTAAAGGGGATACGAACATGAATGAAACAACAAGAGAGTTTTTTACAAATCCTGAAACCTATGAAAATGTATCAAGACCTATTCCTGAACCGGAAGAGGGCAAGGCATATGCGTTAAGAGCGTTAGAAGCGAAAGACGTTTTTCTGGTATCAAAGATTATCAGTGATATCGGTATCAAGGAATTCAAAGAGTGTTTTAATTCCGACACGTTGAAAGAGGTCGCAGGCGATACTGAAAATTCCGATGCAGTTATGTCGGTAGGTATCGCCGTGTTTATGGACATTGCCGAAATTGTATTTCGGAATCTTCCGAAGTGTGAAAAGGATGTATATTCATTCCTTTCCAGTCTTTCCGGAATGCCGGAAAACGAAATTGAATCCCTTCCGATGGTTACATTCACCAAAATGGTTATCGATGTAATCCAGAAAGAGGAATTCAAGGATTTTATGCAGGTTGTTTCAGGATTGTTCAAATAGGGGTTGTGGAGTTTTGGGATTCCTTGTATCAGCGGTACGGGAATCCCATGCCACTACTTCAAAGCATGATTGAAGTCGGGCAGTTTGAAGAATATATCGATGGTTTTGTTCGGATTCGGAATGAAGAAAAGAATGAACAATCAGCATGGGAATTCTACCTTCACCGAATATTTGATATGACCTTTGATGATTTTCTGGAAGAGCTGAAACCGGTGCCGAAAGCAACAAAAAGCGATCTAGAAACAACGATTAAAGATAACTTTGAAATGATGGAGAATTTCCATCCGGAATAGGTGAAGAAATGGAATTGTTTAAACTACTTGGAACAATTGCCATTGACACCGACAAAGCGAATGAAGCTATTGACGAAACAACGAAAAAAGCAAAGGATTCAGAGGGTAAACAGTCGGGTGCATTCAAGAAGATAGGCGGGGCGGCGGTCGCAGGTGCGAAAGTGATTGCGGGTGCTGCAACGGCTGTTGGTGGTGCATGGCTTGGAGCAATAGAAGGAACAAGAGAATACAGGGTGTCGATGGGAAAGCTGGAAACGGCTTTTACAACATCCGGTCACAGTGCAGAAACAGCACACAAGACCTATTCAACTTTGAATTCGGTTCTGGGGGATTCAGATGTAGCGGTGGAAGCGTCAAACCATCTTGCAAAGTTGGTAGACAACGAAAAGGATATGAACACCTGGACAGATATATGTACCGGTGTTTTCGCAACCTTTGGGGATTCACTACCAATTGAAGGCTTGACGGAAGCGGCGAATGAAACCGCCAAAACTGGACAGTTAACCGGGGTTCTGGCGGATGCTTTGAACTGGGCGGGAGTGAATGAAGATGATTTTCAGAAGAAACTCGATTCATGCAGCACCGAACAGGAACGGCAAAAGCTGATTACTGGAACACTGAATAAGGTGTACAAGGAATCGGCGGAAACCTACAAGAAGAATAACAAGGAACTGATTCAGGCGGAAAAGGCGAACCAGAAACTAAAAGAAGCGATGGCACTTCTGGGATCTGTTGGAGAACCGATTTTAACCGCAATCAAAACAAGAATTGCGGAAATGGTCACTGTTGGAGTTCCAAAGCTTCAAAGCCTGATAGCGAAAATCAAAGATATGATTAAATGGTTCAAACAGAATAAAAGCACGGTTCAAGGATGGGCGGCGGGTATCATCGCTGCAACAATCACGGTATCCGGGTTCGTTCTGGTTTTGAAATGGTCAGCGATTATGAGTAAGGCGGCAAAGGCTTTGAAGCTGGTCACGGTCGCAGTAAAAGCCTTGAACGTGGCGATGAGGGCGAATCTGATTGGTTTAATTGTATCCCTGATTCTGGGGCTTGTAGCGGCTTTTATTTACCTATGGAAGAATAACGAAGGCTTCCGGAAATTTTGGCTGAATATGTGGGCTAAAATACAATCGGTCGCAGGAACGGCGGTAGGTTGGATAAAAAGGAAGTTCGGCGAACTGAAAGACAGCGTAGCAAAGGTCAAAGCAAACTTTGAAGCTATCAAAAAGGCGATAACCGACAAAATCAACGGGGCGAAAGAAGCCGTTGCGGGTTTTGTAAATAAGGTGAAAGGCTTTTTCCCTTTGAAGATTGGTAAGATATTTAGCAGTCTTAAAATTCCGAAAATATCGGTATCCGGTGGAAAAGCACCTTTCGGAATCGCCGGAAAAGGAAAGCTGCCATCCTTCAATGTAAAATGGAACGCTGAGGGCGGTATTCTATCCGAACCAACAATATTCGGGATGAATCCGAAAACCGGAACGCTTCTAGGTGGTGGAGAAGCCGGAAAAGAAGCCATTGTTCCTATTGACCGGCTGAAAGCATACATTGATGAATCTGTCAACGATAGGAACAAAGACCTATCAGAAAGCCTTGAAATTCAGTTTTCACGGCTTATTTTATTTATGCAGAACTATTTCCCGGTAAGTTATCAAATCACGCTTGACAGCGGTATTTTAGCCGGAGAACTAGCACCGGGAATCAATAGCAGACTTGCAGAAATCTATAAGAACAATAAACGAGGTAACACACGATAGATGATACATAGAAAGGGGTGATTCTACAGGATGGAATTATTCCGATTACTTGGAACGATTGCAGTTAACGACAGAGAAGCAATTTCTTCAATCAATTCTGTTTCCGGAACAGCGGCAAAGGCATCCGCTGGTATGTCAAAAGCGTTTAAAGCTGTCGGGCTGGCACTGGCGGGGGCATTTTCCGTTGCGAAAATGACGCAGTTCGGGAAAGCCTGCATTGAAGCGTATAACGTGCAGTCGCAGGCAGAACTAAAGCTTGAAACCATCATGAAACAGCGGATGGGGTCGAGCGATAAAGAGATCCAGAAAACAAAAGACCTTGCATCAGCACAACAGCGATTAGGTGTTGTCGGGGATGAATTACAGCTTTCCGGGGCACAGCAACTTTCTACTTTCCTAAGTAGCGAAAAAGCGTTAGATTCACTGATTCCGGCAATGAACAATCTTGCAGTTCAGCAAAACGGGGTTAATGTAACGTCTGAAAATATGGTCAGCATCGGTAACATGATGGGTAAAGTTATGCAGGGTCAAACATCCGCCCTTAGAAGGGTTGGTATTACCTTTACCGAAGCACAGGAAAAAGCACTGAAATATGGCACGGAAGAAGAAAAAGCGGCTGTTTTGGCACAGGTTATCACCGATAATGTAGGCGAAATGAATAAGAAGTTTGCGGAAACGGATGCCGGAAAGATTCAGCAGGCAAAAAACTTATTCGGTGACTTGCAAGAGATGATAGGCGGAAAACTGATACATTCAGTAGCGAACGCTTATAAAAAACTCGGTGAATTTTCCGTTTTTGTGATGGATAACTTTGACCAGATTGTTTCTATTACAAAAACCGTTGCAAAAGCTTTTTCCGTTATGATGTCGGCAAAACTTGTTTTGTCGTTTATCAGTGCATTTCAGAAAGCGAAATTACAGGTTGCATTGTTCGGGATGTCAGCGGATGCAGCGGCTTTTTCGCAGGGTATATTAAACGGCGAACTGACCATAGGCGAAAGCATTATTGCAATTTTCAGCGGAAAAGTGAAGCTGTCGAAAGTGGCGATGGATGCGTGGAAGCAATCGACACTTGGAACCGTAGCAGCACAAGCCAAACATGCCATATCTACAAAAGCAAGCACGATAGCAACTACAGCAAGTACAGTTGCAGACCGGATAAAAACATCTGGGTTATACAAGCTGATTACAGCCCATAAACTGGCATCGGTGGCGGCTTTAGGGCTTGCAGCCGGGGTAATAGCACTTGCGGTATACATGGTTAAGAGCGGTACATCCGCAGATGAATTAGCGGCGAAAATAACCAGTTTTGCGGATAAGCTGGCGGGGATGATTACAGGGTTCGCAAATAAATTCCCGTCAATGGTCGATTCGTTTGTTTCCGCCTTTTCAAATGTGATAAATGCGATTGTGGGGGCACTTCCTACAATGCTTCCGGCGATTATCCAGGCAGGTATTGCGTTATTCATGGGGCTTGTAAAGTCGCTAACGCAGATTATTCAGCCGCTTGTTCAGGCACTCATAACGGTTGTAAAAGCCGTTGCGGATGCACTTCCGGTATTAATCCCGGCGATTGTTCAGGCTGGTATTACCTTATTCATGGCACTGGTTCAAGCACTTCCGGAAGTTATCACCGCCCTTGTAGCGGCGATACCGCAGATTGTGGATGCCATTGTGGGGGTGCTTCCTACTTTGATTCCTGCACTAATACAGGGTGCAATTCAGTTATTCATGGCATTTGTTGAAGCAATACCGCAGATTATCCCGGCGGTGGTGGCAGCATTACCGCAGATTATAACGGCGGTCATGCTTGGATTACAGGCGGGCTTTATTGTTGTCTGGGCGGCAATTAAAGCGGGAGCGGTCGCAGCATGGGATGGAATCAAAGCGGCAGCACAAGAAAAATGGAATCTGATTAAAGAGAAAATCACCCATCCGATTGACGTTGCAAGGCAGAAGGTTCATAACGGAATCCAGAGAATTAAAGGTTATTTCGATTTCAGTAACATTGTAGCGAAAACACATGAGAAATGGGAAAGCCTGAAAGCGAAAATGGTATCACCGATTCAGACGGCACGGGATAAGGTCAATGCCGGAATCAAAAAGATTAAAAGCTATTTCAGCTTTGACGCTTTGATTTCAAAGGTTTCTAGCAAATGGAACAGCATTAAAAAGAAAATGACCTCACCGATTGAATCAGCTAGAGACAAGATAAACAGGGTTGTTAAGAAGATTAAAGGATTTTTCCCGATATCCATTGGCAAGATTATGAGCGGTATTAAAACACCGTCATTCAGTCTGAATTGGAGCAGTAAGAAGTTCGGAAAACTTGGAACTATCAAGTATCCAACGGGTTTTGATGTATCTTGGAATGCAAAAGGTGCTATCTTTGACAAACCAACCATCTTTGCCACAGCACAGGGCTTTCAAGGTGTTGGAGAAGCTGGAAAAGAAGCGGTTGCACCGATTGACACCTTGCAAAAGTATGTTTCCGATGCGGTTTCATCGCAGAATTCCGAACTGGTCGGCACGCTGAAAGAAATCTTGAATGCGATCCAGCAGATGGATGCCGGGATGTATCAGACCATTGATGCAGCACTGGACAACCGAAAAATCAAATGGAACGATAGAGAATTAGGAAGGTTCGTAAAATCGTATGCTAGATAAAATGAAATACATCAACAGCAAAGGGCAGGTTCTTCAGTTCGGAGAACCGCCCTATTACATTAATTCGAGCGACTTCCGGGATTACAAGTGGACGTATACGGCAGATTCACAGAATGCGAAAATTCAATCCTTTTCAAAGGGCATAACCACGAAAAAACTTCCGGTTGTTATCAAGTCGGATGGAGATTGTACGCAATACAAGAATGAACTGTATAACATCATTCAGTACGATGTTTTTTACAATTCAGCCGGGAAACTTTTCATCGGGGATTACTACATGGAAGGGTTCTTTTATGCATCCACGAAAAGCGATTTTCTGAAAGATGAAAGCCTGGTAACCATCACGCTTGAATTTGTGTCGGAGGATGGCACCTGGAAGCGGATTGACACACAGGAATTCCGATACTCTCACGACAGCGGGGGCGGTTCGGGTGATAAGTGGTTAACGTATCCATATACCTATCCATATGACTACATGGCGGGCAGTGATGTAATCATGCTGAATAATACATCGGCTTTCGAGTGTGAATTTGTCATGCGAATCTATGGACAGGTAACAAACCCGATGATTACTATTGGAGCGGTTGAATACGGAATCAATACCACCGTATACAGCAACGAATTTCTGGAAATCGACAGCCGAAATAAAACCGTTATCCGGTATAAGCCGGATGGAACGGCGATAGATGAATTCAACAACCGAAGCCGGGATAGTAACATCTTTAACAAGATACCGCCGGGGAATAATACCTTGCGGCATAACGTCACGAACGGTATTGACATCGAATTGATAGATGAAAGGGGTGAACCATTATGGATCTAATTCATGCAAAGGGTTCATCCTTCTATTCTTCCGGAAAAATAACGCTGATGCAAGCCTACACGGTTGTTGATGTGGTAGGAACGCAGAACCGTTATATAGAAGCGGTAAACAAGGCAAAATCACGATATGAAGCCGGGGAAATCACCCGGTATGAAATGGATGAACTCATATCCGAAGCAGAGTTTCAGCGGAAATATATACCACTTAGAACCCGGATTCAGAACCAGAAAGCACTAGACAAAACACGGGTGCAATCGGTAGGCGATAGAGAAGAACAGGGCTTTATGCAGGGTTTCAATTCATTTGATTGCGAATGTGGGGCGGAACAAAACACCTTTGAATTGAAGGTGGAAAAGGTTCGGTCAATGACGCTCGGAATTGAACTCGGGGATTTTGTCTATGTAGAAGGAACGGAATTCGGAGGAATCATAGACGGTAGAACCATCGACACATCCACAGATGAAATCATCTGGACGGGTACAACCTGGCGGGGATTGCTGGAATATGATTTTGTAAGACCCTTAAATCCATCCACCGAAGCTTTCCGGAAGGTATCCGGGGATGCGAATAGTATTCTAGGAACGATTCTAAAAGAAGGCGGCGGAACTGGTTCATTTTTCGAAGCACCGGCATATTCTTCCGGTGTGATCTTCACCAACTACCAATTCCCCCGGTATATCAATAAATTAAGAGCTTTGAAAGATATGCTGGCAACGAAAAACTACCGCTTGAAAATATGGGTGGAATCCAACGTAACCGGCGGAAAATTCAAGGTCATGTGTAGTGCTGTACCGATTCAGAATTTTTCGCAGGAAATCGAGTATTCACAGGACAGCAACCGACTAGATATCAAGATGACGCAAGATTATTCGGTATGCAATCATCTTATATGCCTTGGAGCGGGCGAATTGACCGCCCGAACGGTGATAGATTTGTACGTGGATAAGAACGGAAATATCACACAGAAAAAACCTTCAAGCGGGTTTTTCGGTGTATTTGAGCGGGCATCCGTATATGATTATGGCTCGGTAGAGGGCGAAACCACCGCAGAGAAAAAAGCGAATCTGTTACAGGAAGGAATTAAACAGTTAGCGGATTTAAATGCGGTAAGCAGTATGGAATTGACCGTTGGAGATATCGAGGTAGATATCGGGGATATAGTCGCAGGTCTTGACCGTACCACCGGAATATCTATGCAGAAAGCTATTACAAACAAGATACTTAGAATTGACGCAAAAGGCACAGAAACTATTGAACTAAGCGTAAACGGAAAGGAAGTAGACTACAATGCAATTGATTGATGGTTATAACGGCGGTGTAGCCCATATTTCAGCTAGTATGATTCGAGATCATAATTTGTCACTGTATGGCGATAGTGATTGCGTTCTTCCGGTTGGAAGTAAGTTTTCCTATGAAGTCGTAAACAACAATACTATTCGAATCAGTGACGGCATGGCAATTATCGGGGGTGCAAGAGCAACCATTGAATACGGGCAGACGGAAACAGCCATCATTGAAAACGGTGTTTCCGGATACAAGCGTAATGACATTATTGTCATCGAGTATTCGAAGGACAATGAAACCCTGATTGAATCCGCAGCGGTGAAAGTAGTTAAAGGAAGCATCGGTTCTTCCGGTGTAGATCCGAATCTTGTAACTGGCGATGTTAGAGCCGGGGCAACGGTAAAGCAGATGGCACTTTACCGGGTAAAGGTCAACGGGCTATCTATTGAAGGGGTCGAAACTTTATGGAAATCGGCGGTTTTGCAGGGTGCAGATAGTGGGAAATTATCTGGAATCATATGTTCGCCTAGCTCAACATTTACAATCCCAAAAACAACGGCGGATGGCGAAATTGAATTGTGGGAAAATAGCAGTTTTGGACAAGACATTTTTAAAACACATCCGCTTGGTGTGGGGGGAATTAGCCGAAATACTTATTTAGATAATATTGATAAGCTATGGAAAGAAGGAACAACAAAAAAGGTACATGTTGAATTTTGCTTCTACTTCTTCAACGGATTTACTTCCGGCGAACGTACAATGATATATCTGTATGACGGTAGCAACGAGATTCCCGGGGCTAGATGGAATTATTATGTTAAATCAGCATCGCCATACACAATGTATTCCGGTAGTGTTTGGGTGGATATGAAATCTGACAGTGAACTGAATTTTCGGCTTGCATGTACAAGTGGAAAAGGAACAGTAAACCCGGATGCTACAAGAGTAACCGTTACAACCTGGGATTAATAAGGGGGCAGAGCATGATTAACGAAGTAGCTAAAAAATACAATCTTGAAACGCTGGAAGAATTCATCAAAAACAGCATTGAATCGGAAAGCGTTGCAAAGGATATGTGGTATAACATGATTCTGGAATTTACAAATCCAATAATTCCGAAATTGATTGAGGGTTTAATCACCACATCCGATTGCAAGGATGAACTTGTAGCCCGTGAGATTGCAAGGCAGGAAATCGCCAAATTGAACGGCGAAACATACGAACCAAAGCAGAACGCAAAGACGATTGACGAAAGAACAATGATTCTGGAAGTGGACGGATTGCAGGCAGTTATTGACCAGGAATGCAGGCTTTCAATGCTTGAACTGGGAATTTCGAAATAATGAAAGGGGCATAACATGTACGAAATCGCAAAGAGACTTATTGAACTTGGAAGAACTGACGGATTGGCAAAGAGAGTTGACCTTCTTTATACGCTTGGAAAGCTCACCGATGAAGAGTATAAAGAACTTGTTGAACTTCTTAATAAGTAAGTTAGGGCAGCCGAAACAGGCTGCCTTTTTTAATACAGAAAGGATGGTTTTATATGTTTGAGAATGTAAAATGCAAAGATTGGTGGAAGGCAGCGGGAATTCGTGCAGTCAAAACAATGGCACAGACAGCAGTTGCAACAATTGGAACAGGAACGCTTATCACGGATATTGATTGGAAGATGGTAGGTTCTGCAACGGTGCTTGCGGGTGTGCTGTCTATTTTGACATCCATTAACGGACTTCCGGAATGCAATGCACAGGCAGCACTGGACGCAGTAGACACGGAAGCAGAGGACGCAGAGGACGTTATCGAGGTTAAAGAAAACGAGGTGGAAGACAATGAGTAAAACAGTAGCACTTTTCGTTGGTCATGGTAAATCTACTAACGGCGGATGGGATTCTGGTTGCGTATATGGCAAGTACACCGAAGCCGGACTGATGAAACCGATTGTCGGTTATGCGGTTTCGTACTTGAAGAAATCCGGGGTAAAAGTTATCACGGACTATCCGGGCAATAACATCAATATGGTAAAGCAGGTTTCAAAATCCAACAGCACCGGTGTTTCTCTCCATGTGGCGGTGCATTGTGACTATTCGAAAGCACCTTCCGGAACTATCCCGCTTTATACATCCGAAAAGGGTAAGAAGGCGGCAAAACTGATGAATCGGTATGTAATGAAGTACACCGGAATCAAAACCCGTGGAGTAGGACGCAGAACAGACCTTTACGAACTGAACGCAACCAATGCCCCGGCGGTTATTTTCGAATGCGGATCTATTAAAGCCGATCTCTCCAAAATGAAGAATAAGCCGAAACAGTACGGTAAGGGAATCGCAGAGGGAATTTGTAAGTATCTTGGAGTTCCGTTCAAGGGTGATCCATCCAAAAAGAAAAAAGAAGTGTACCGTGTAAGAAAAAGCTGGGCGGATGCCAAAAGTCAGAAAGGGGCTTTTTCCTCTCTCTCCAATGCGAAAAAGTGTGCGGATAAGTACAATTTGACAGTATTCAATAATTCTGGTAAGGCGGTTTACAAGGGTAAGTAAATATGAAAGGTGTAACATTTGGAAGCCTTCATTCCTTCACGGAATGGGGGCTTGTCCTTTCCGGAAAGGAACTAGGAAGCCCGGAAATAAAAGAACATAAAGTTGATATTGAAGGGGCAGACGGTGAACTGGACTATACGGAAGCTTTTGGCGGTGTGAAGTTTGGCAACCGTACTTTGAAATTTGAATTTCAGCGGGGCGGAATCAACACCCATGATTTTTTAGAACTGTTAAGCGAAATTCACAGTTCGTTGTTTGGAGTTCGTACCACCGTATCTATTGATGACGATTCTGGATGGTACTATCAAGGCAGATGTCGGATTTCGGATTTTACCCAAAACGGGCGAATTGCGAAACTTTCGGTTGAAGTGGATGCAGAACCCTATAAGCTGAAAAAAGCTATTACAAGGCAAAATAAAGCCGTTTCCGGCAGTGCTGAAATAGTACTTCCTAACAGCCGGATGTCGGTTGTTCCGACAATTACAACCGATGCGGAAATGAAGTTTTCTTTTAAGGGTAACACCTACACCGCCGGAGCTGGAACTTTCCGGATTCCGGAAATACAGCTTGAACAGGGGCAGAATACTATCACAGTGACCGGAACGGGAAATGTAATATTTGAGTACAGAGAAGGAAGCTTATAAAAATGGGATATAGGATATATGCGGGCGATTGGCTGATACACGATGATTCCCTGGAAGAATTACGGGTATTTTCGCCGAAATTATCGCTGGAAGTGAACACAACGGGTTCATTCTCATTTAGCATTTATCCTGAAAATATATACTACTCGAAAATAGCCAAACTCAAAACAATAATCACACTCTATCAGGATGAAAGCCTTCTTTTCCGGGGGCGGGTGCTGAATGAGGATATCGGATTTTATAATGAAAAGCTTGTCACATGTGAGGGTGAACTTGCATTTCTGCTAGATTCGATTCAAAGACCATATGACTTTACCGGCTCAATTACTGAATACTTGTCGCAGATGATAACCCGGCATAATGAGCAGGTGGAAGAAGAAAAGCGGTTCACGCTTGGAGCGGTGACCGTAACAGATCCAAACGATTATATTGTGCGGTCAAACATTGACCACGTGAACACCTGGGAGGAAATCAATAAGAAACTGATTGAAAATCTGGGCGGGTATATCCAGACACGGCACGAAAACGGGATAACCTATCTGGACTACTTGCAAGACTTTTCGAAGTTATCCAGTCAGGCGGTTGAATTCGGGAAAAATCTAATTGACCTGAAGAAAATCCGAAAAGGTGAGGACATCGCAACGGCTTTAATACCGCTTGGAGCGAAAATAAAGGATGATGAAGGAAAGGACACCGACAAGAGGTTAACCATTGAAGCGGTCAATAATGGGTCTGATTTTATCTATAATCCGGATGCCGTGGAACAGTTCGGATGGATATTCGAAACGGAAATCTGGGACGATGTAACGGATGCCGGAAACCTACTGACCAAAGCACGGGAACACCTTTCGGGGCTTGTTGATTCCGTAGAGCTTGTCGAACTGTCGGCGGCTGACCTGGCGAAAATTGATAAAACCTTTGGAGCTTTTAACCTTGGAACATATGTAAGGGTGATAAGTAAGCCACACGGCATTGACCAGCTGATGATGGTTAGTAAGCTAGATATTGACCTATTCAACCCATCGGGGAATAAGCTAACACTTGGCGGCACCGTTGAAGGCTTTTCTAAAGCCATACAGGGTATTTCAGATGAACAAGGTATAATTTATCGTTCAATAGATAAGGTTGCGGAAAACGCAAATAAAGCGGTTTACAACACAGAACAGAACCTAATGGCATCTATCGAGGTGTCACAGGAAAACATTCTTTCGACAGTATCCGAAAAATACTATGTGAAAGACGAAACAGACCGTCTTGTTTCGGAAATATCTTCAAAGCTGGAACAATCGGCGGAGGGCTGGGAAATGCAGTTCACCCGGTTCAATGCAGCACTTGAAGATGTTGCAGCCGGAACGGATGCAGAATTTGAATTAATCCGGAAATATATTCGGTTTGTGGATGGTTCAATTCTGCTAGGTGAGGAAGGAAATTCACTGGAATTAAAAATCAGTAATGACAGAATTTCTTTCATGCAGGGCGGTTCTGAAGTTGCGTATTTTAGCGACAACCAGTTATTTGTAACCGATGGGCACTTTATCAATTCGTTACAGCTTGGAAATTTTGCTTTCATACCTAGAACAAATGGAAACCTATCATTCAAAAAACTAGACGCAGACAATGAAAGCGTGGCGGGGCTTGCGGTAGCAGGAAAAGCCGTTATTGAATGAGAGGTGAAAGCATGGCATTTGCAAGGCATGAATGGACAACGGGCGAAATTATCACAGCCGAAAAATTGAACTGTATTGAATCCGGTGTGGACTGTTTGGCGAACTGTAGTAATCTATGGACAAACCCACAACCGGAAAGCGAATTTCCCGAAAAAAGCATATTACTTGACACCGGGGATTATACAGTAATCGAGATCGGATTCATCCAGAAAATCGGTGAAAAGTATATGAACCTGGGAATTGTGATTGATAAAAGAAGGGCATACAAGCACAACGGGATATATAACGGATTTGTGAAGTATGGCAACTATGAAAGAACGGTATCCATATCGGATAACAGTATCAGTTTTTCCGATTGCAAGCATGGCATCAATTACAACGATAAATTGATACCATACAGCATTCATGCGTTTGAATAGGGGGTGTTATCATGGCAACATCTGGAACTATTCAAAAGACGATTCGAACCGGGTACCGGATGCAGATTGCATGGAGCGTTGACAGTCAATCGGTGGCGGATAACACTTCTAAAGTTACCGCCAAAGTGCAGCTAGTATCAACCGGGGCATCTTATACCATTAATTCATCTGCAAGTAAAGCCGGAAACCTTACAATCAACGGGACGAAATACACCTTTAATTTTACCGCTTCACTGTCGGGGAATCAGACAAAGACGATATACACAAAGACGGTATCTATTAAGCACAAAGAAGATGGAACAAAGAATTGTTCTTTTTCTTCTACAATCGGGGTTAATGTAACCCTTTCCGGGACTTATTACGGGGATATAACCGCATCCGGAACAGGGGCATTTAACACGATTGCAAGAGCGACAATACCGGCGGTAAGTGCATCCAGTATCGACATGGGGCAATCTATCACGGTGAATATGCCACGGGCGGCGGCTTCATTCACCCACACGCTGACATATGCTTTCGGTGATACATCCGGAACGATTGGAAGCGGTCTAGGAACATCCAAAGCCTGGACAGTTCCGTTATCCCTTGCAAGTCAAATCCCTTCCGGTACATCCGGAACATGCACGATTACTTGTAAGACCTATAGCGGAAATACGCTTGTCGGTACAAAGGCGGTATCCTTTACCGCCAAAGTTCCGGCATCGGTAAAACCAACTATCGAAAGTGTAGCGGTAGCGGATACCATGACCGCCATATATAACAAGTTCGGGAATATGGTTCAAGGAAAATCAAAACCGAAGCTGACCATCACGGCGGGCGGTTCGTATGGATCTACAATCAAAACCTATAAAACCGTATTCGAGGGTAAAAGCTACAGTGGAGCGACACCAACAACAGCGGTTATTTCTGGGAGTGGTACGGTATCGGCGGCAATTAAAGTTACCGACAGCCGGGGCAGAACCGCAACAACTAATAAAACATGGACGGTGGCGGCTTATAAAGCACCGGCAATCAGCATTCTGACCGCTGCAAGGTGCAACAGTGACGGCACGGAAAATTATGAAGGCTTGAATGCGAAAATTTCCGCTGCCTTTTCTATTGCTTCCATCAACAGTAAGAACACCAACTCTTATAAGCTAGAATACAAAATAAAAGCCGGTACAGCGTGGGAAACGTTAAAGGCTGGCAATTCCTACACATATTCAGATACAACCGTTACAGGGGCGATTTTCGGGTCAGATTCCGCCTTTGATTTGAGGTTATCTATAACGGATTATTTTGGAACAGTCAGCCGAACAATAGAGATTCCAACAGCCTTCACGCTGATTGATTACAACGCAAATGGGCGGGCGGTTGCATTTGGTAAGGTGTCTAGTATCGGATACGGTGTGGAATTCGGGATGCCGGCATATTTCACCAACGCAGAAACTCCATCATCGGTGAAGTACCTGGAAACCGGGCAGGATTTCAATTCTATCCTAGAGCCGGGATTTTATTCAGTCCCTTCAACATCGGTATCCGGATCGCTTCTAAACAAGCCGTACACCGGAACATCAACCGGAAGTCTGATAGTGCTGAGAGAAGGAAACGGCATACAGAAAGCACAAATATTCCACACAGCGGATAAAGTATCCGGGGCGATATATGAGCGTTGCTATTATACAGGATCGTGGGGCGAATGGCATATGGTGCATAATGGCGGCGGCAAAATCCTTTGGACGGGGGCATTATACATGACAGCATCCCACAAAATAACGCTGTCAGAACCTATCAGCCAGCAGCCTTCCGGAATTACTCTTGTATTCAGCAGGTATGACAACGGGGCGGCACTGGAACATAATTACAATTCGTTTTTCGTTCCCAAATTCCTTGTTGAAGAAAAACCCGGTGTTGGTTCAGCCTTTCGGATGAACACGGTTAATTTCAGCATGGTTGCAACGAAGTATCTATACATCAATAATGAGACTATCACCGGGAATGACAGCAACGATGACACCGGAACGGGAAACGGGGTTACCTATAACAATGCAGCATATGTATTGAGATATGTTATTGGAATATAATTTATGCAGAAAGGAATAGCAGCAGTGATTGAAGCACTTATTTCAGTATCCGGGGCATTGGTAGTATGCCTTATCAATAACTATTATCAGCAGCAACGATTTGAAGAACAGCAACAGATCCGGATGAAAGAAGCAGAGCGAAAGCACGAAGAAACAATTCACATAATTGAATACAAACTAAATCAGCTGGCAAAGAAAGTTGACCTGCATAATAATGCGGTGGAACGGCTTTACATCGTTGAAAAGGGGATGGCATTGACGGATGAAAAGTTGAAGGTTGCGAATCATCGGATTGATGACCTTGAAAAAATCAAAAGTTAGCAAAATCAAACGGGCGAACCGCTGAAATCCTTATATATCAATGCTTTCGAGGTATCGCCCGTATTTTGCGTTTTAAGCGGCTTTTTTTGGAAAAAGGTATTATTATACCTTTGATTTTTTCGACTTTGCAAGCATTTTCAAAAATGATAGAATT